GATCTCGAACTGATCGAAATCAACATGCCCGCCAGCTACGCCACCGTTGATCTTGGCGGCCCGCTGGATGCCGCACAACCTCCCTCACCCATGCGCTGAGCGGTCGGTGATTAGGCGTCGGCTTCCTCGGCGGTCAACGATGGATCTATGCGGTAATGGAGGTTTTCACGCGACGTTTGAGCCAAACGCGTACGGCACGCCAGCCGTGAGTATGCCTTAGGCGGCGGCTACAGATTTCTCTGCCAGAGGCCGTGCCGCGAGGCTTTGAACTCGACGATGTTGCCGCAACCATCATGGATCAGCATGATGTTCTGTTCCTTCACGGTATCTGGAAACACTGTTTGCGGTTCGGTATGAAAGCGAGCATGTGAGGTTCGGAGGCGATCCGCGATACGCGTCCATTCAGCGTGAGAGATGACAATTCCGAAGTGTCGGCAAGGTGTCATGACGCCAAAAGAATCGACGTTTGTGGTGACATGTGACGCATCGCCCGGCTCAACATGGGTAACCAATCTTGCTGAGCAAGCCGGCGTTGATCTCAGCGCTATTTGCTCGGCTGTCGGTGTCAGTCAACTCGCCGACCTCCCCCTGTCACTCGTGCCCGGGGTGGTGAAGAAGTTGCAATCCAAACTTTCTGTAACTGCTTAAGGAACAAATCATGAGCTATCTCCCACAAGAAGGAACCCTGTCCATCATCGTTTTCAAGAACGACCGCCGGACAACAGAGAAGCAGCCAACACATACCGTAATCGTCACTCAGCCTGATGGCACGAAGTACGAAGGCGGTCTGTTTGTCAAGACTGGCAAGAACGGCTCGACTTTCCACACCGGTACGCTCAAGCTCCCGCAACAGCAGGGCGAGTACAACCGTGCCCCTCGTCCAGCGCCAGCGCCTAATACTGTTGAAGTGGACTTCTGATGAACATCACGAATGTCCACGGCTTGCCAGAGGCTCTGGTTAAAGCGGTCAAGAACGACAGCTATGTCGGTGGCGGAGACATCAGCGTTACCAAGCTGATTGACTCGCCGCAGGTTCGGCTTTTGCAGAAGATGCATCGTCAGGCAATTGTTGAAGATGTATCAGATCGAATCTGGTCTTTGATGGGGCAAGCAGTCCACCATGTACTTGAGCGCTCGGCTGAAGAAGAGGTGATCGTTGAGAAACGGTTCTTTGCGGAAGTAAACGGCTGGACTCTCAGTGGGCAAGTCGATCGACTCGAACCATCCGCCAAGAAGATTTCCGACTGGAAGTTCGTCAGTACATACAAGGCTGATGGCGATGAGTCTTGGACTAAACAGCTAAATGTCTTGGCCTACTTGGCGAGAGCCAACGGCATCCCCGTAGACAAGCTAGAGATCGTTGCCATCTTCAGGGACTGGCAACGCGCTGTGGCCAAGCGAGACCCAAGCTACCCCCAGATCATGGTCAAGGTCATCCCTGTGCCCGTCTGGTCAGACGAAGAGGTCAAGTCCTACATCGAGGATCGCATCAGCTTGCATCAGAAAGCAGACAGCGAGGGCAAGGCCATGTGCTCGGACGATGAGCGCTGGTATGCCGGAACGACATGGGCTCTCATGAAAGAGGGCGGTAAGAAAGCAATCAAGCTTGCTCAAGTAAAAGAAGACCTCGGTGAACCCGGCAAAGGTTATGAGATTGTGGAGCGTAAAGGCGGCTACCGTAGGTGCGAATCGTTCTGTGCAGTGTCACAGTTCTGTCCGCAATTTTTTATTGATCAGGAGTAATCAAATGTTGATGAGTATTGAAGACGCTTCCAAGTTTCTTGGAATGAGTGAAGAGACCGTGCGCTACCTCGCTCGATCGAAACGAATCCCCGCCGGAAAGATTGGGCGCAAATGGAGACTGAGCAAGAGTGATCTTGAGTCTTTCCTTCGAGACCAGTATGTCGAGGTGCAAAGCGCCCCGAACAAGGAGCCTGAGTCAATCGCGGGGACCGCGAATGCATGAAGTGCCCCGTCTGCCGAAGTGAGTCAAGAGTATATGAGGTTAGGACCAGAGAAGACTCATCGAAGCTTAGGCGCAGAGAGTGCCTAAACCAAGAGTGTTTAACCAGATTCGCCACCGCCGAAACCTACAACGGAATTGTCGGGCGAAGAGGCAGACCGGGACCTAAGCCGCAAGATAAATCAGACAGCAAACCCGCAACTCCAAAGCCGGCAAAGACGGTGACAAAGAAAACGGGTGTGCATCCAAAGAGGCAACCGAAGGAATCAAGACCGCCGCTCGTCAAAGACAACTTGGACTATTTCTACAGGCCGATAGTTGACCTTGATGAGCTAGGTATTGATACAGGAATAAATGGAGATTGGGACTAATGGAACAGTTCTTAGAGAAGCAAGTGGCTGGCTCGCATTACAAGATGCTGGCTATACAACCCGTGCAATACATCCACGCAAATCACATCGGCTACTTCGAGGGCAATGTGATCAAGTATGTAACGCGCTGGCGAGAGAAGGGCGGTATCGATGACTTAGAGAAGGCTAAGCATTACATCGAACTGTTGATTGGCTTAGAAACGAACCAAGATAAAGGCGGTGTGTAATGTTTGTCACAAGTAAGCTTGGCAGGACGATGCAAGAAGAGATCAATGATCTGCGAGCGCAGATTGATGAGCTTAAAACCCAATTCACATCTCTTCTGTGGATTATTAAAGAGGTGTCGGCGCAAGAATCCAAGGCTCTTGCAGAAGTGGATATTGCGCCATACGGCTATCGCAAAGATGGCTTACCGAAAAAGAAGCCGGGTCGCCCCGCAGGAGTTAAAGATGTCCCTGTTTGACGATCAAAAGAAATTCATGGACATCACGGGTCAACTGCCATCGACCTCCAACGAACATCTTTACTACAACCTAGTCAAGGAAGAAGTTGGCGAGCTAATGGAGGCATGGGAGAAGAGTGATCGCGTGGAGATAGTGGATGCTTGCATCGACATCATCTATGTGGTCTCGGGTCTCATGCACTCAATGGGTCTGAAGCCGCAAGCTTTTTGGGATGAAGTCCAGAGATCCAACATGAGCAAGTTTGTTTTGGAGGATGGTGCTTACAAAGTCTTGCGCCGCGAGGACGGCAAGATTTTGAAAGGGCCAACCTACAGCCCTCCCGATCTGGCCTCGATTTACGAGAAGCAGGTTGCAACTGATGCGTAAATATAAATCGATTGTGCAGGGCATTACTGCTTTGCTAGAGGAGCAGGGGCAAATGACTCGGGCTGAGATTTGTCAAGCCATTGGAATCCCGAAGATAAGCCTGAGCCCTGTTCTTACAAGGATGTGCCGGAAGACCCCCAAGCTGGATAAGCGAATCTATATCGCGGGTTGGTCTGAAGAGCATGAAGGTGCGAGGAGATATCCACGGGCTATCTATGCGTTAGGTAACGAGCGCGACCAGAAGAAACCCGCGAGAGATCGAGGCGCGGTAAGGCGGCGCTATGAAGCGGGACTTCGTAATCGAATGACCATGAATAGCGTCTTTAACATTGGTAAGCCAAGGCGAATTTGGCGAGAGGAACTAAAGGCAATCACATGACGAAGAGAACAATTCCTTGGGTTGGCGTGAACCACCCTGACTTCCAGTGGAAAACTGGTTCAGATGTTCAAACACTCTGGCGTAAATATGGGTGGGTTCCGCCATCCGAGCTAAAGCCTCCGCCACCACCGCCGCCAAAGGAAGATGAAGAGCCAAGCTTTCTATCGTTGGTCGCAGTGAGGAGAGTGAAATGAGCGTTCACGCATCCGAGCAAGAGGAAGACTATTGCTTAGGTCACTCATGCAGTTACTACTGTCATAGACCTGAATGTGTGCTGGCTCAACGAAATGAACTTCGCTCTTCTCTGGAGCATCGTGTTCACGACACATACATTCGCGGATGGAACTCCGCGCTTGAGATGGCCGCTCGCAAGTATGTCGAACAGCATCACAAAGCATTCGGCCCAGACACGGTTGAGAGTGTCGCTATCTGGATCAAGCAACTTAAGGAGTGCTAATGCGCATGCTGTGGCAAATCCTTAAAGTCAGAACCATTGTCACCTACATCTCCATGCGGATCGCTTACAAGAAGTGGCGCAAGCGATGAAGAGATTCTGGGAAAAGATGAGCGTTGAGGATAGGAGAAGAGAGTACCTGTGGGCAATCGAGCTCTACGAAAGCAGAAGGAAATTTGCCGCCAGATGCAGAACAGCGCTGTACTTTCGTCATGACCCCAAGGCGAGGCGAGCCCACTATGAAGAGTGGCGCAAGAAATATGGGGACGCATCAGCCCGAGAGTGCGCAAAGTTTGTTGAGGCAATCATCAAGGGTACGGTCAGCCTTGAGCCAATAGAAGAAATGATCAAAGTAAAACCGACACCAGAGATGTTTTCGTTGTACGATGGCGATGCAGTCTTTGGTGATCCGGCAGAAAAAGGAGCGAATGCAAATGCCGATTTACCGAAGGGGTAGTAGTAGTTCGTGGTGGTTTTCTATCACGATGGATGGCAAGACTAGCAGAGGTTCTTGCCGCACGAGCGATGAGCGTCTGGCTCTGGAGTTTCATGATCGACTGCGAGCGACCATGTGGCGTGAGCGGGTAATCAAAGAAAAGCCAAGGCGCTCATGGGTGGAAACAGTGAACCGGTGGTTGCAGGAGCACAAGCACAAGCGCTCCTGTAAGGACGATCAGAGGTACGCCGACTTTTGGTCTGAGCGCTTCAGGGTATCGGGTGCTTTGTTTTTAGATCAGATCACACCAGACCTGATCAAGACCATCAAGGAAGCCGAACTCAATCGTCCTCGCGAGCGCGGAGAAGGAACAGTCTCAGCGTCCACGGTCAACAGACACCTCGCCTTCTTGCGGTCTGTAATCAACGCGGCATACCGAGAGTATCAGTACATTGACGGTGTGCCACCGCTGTTCAAGATGTTGCCAGAGAACCCAGAGCGCATGAGGTTCCTGACACCATCCGAACTGCACCGGCTTTTCGCGGCGTTGCCTGAGCCTTACGCCAGTCTTGCGAAGTTTGCGGTATCTACGGGTTTACGCCAAGGCAACTGCTTGGACTTGCGTTGGGAGAGCATCGACTTATCCAGAAGGGTTGCCACCTTCCGAGATACGGTCATGAAGAACGGGCAAGCCCTTACAGTGCCAATTAACGACATGGCCTTGGAAGCCATCTTGCCGTGGGTTGGCAAGCATCCCGAATGGGTATTTGTCAGGGATGATGGTTGCAGGGTGCGTGGAGTGCCGTCCAAGACATGGGCCAAGGCTATTGCCAAGGCAGGGATCTCGGACTTTAGGTGGCATGATCTGCGGCACACATGGGCCTCAATCATGCGGCAGGGCGGCGTAAGCCTAGATGTACTGCAAGAGCTTGGCGGCTGGAAGCAGGGGCGCATGGTTCAGCGTTACGCGCACCTGTCGGTGGCTCACCTGATGAGCCACTCCAGTAAGTTTGATGAGTTGGTGGGAAGGCCTACTGTACAAATCCTGCACAGCGCAAAGGCCGGATGACTGAAGGTTGGCTCCCCGAGCTGGGCTCGAACCAGCGACCTACGGATTAACAGTCCGGTGCTCTACCAACTGAGCTATCGAGGATCAAAACAGCCAGCAAGTTTACACCATTCGACACGGCCCCTCCAGGCCAGTAAAAGGCCCTAGAGTAAGAGCCCCACATTCTGATTCAAGAGGTCGCCATGCAGCCCATGATTCCCTATGTTCCCGCCGATCTTCAGGCGCCGGCTGAGCTCGTCAACGCGATCAGGGCCAGACGGGGCGGGGAATTTATCAATCTGGATCGCATGCTGCTGCATAGCATTCCCTATGCCCGC